TGTTGGATTTGTTCTTTGGTAAGTAGGCGTGCAGCTTCTGATGCTTTCGAATCAGAGAAGCCAAAGACTTGTTTTATACATGCTAAATCTTCACTTTTTGCAGACTTTACCCACTTCGCAAACGGCCGTTTTTGTGACCGCACGGTATTTAGTAAAAAGTCATTTTGTAACTTTTTGTCTAAGAAGTGGCTTCTGTTCATTTCATTTGCATACATGATACAGTCTTTGTGATAAGAAAGACCTCTATTAACCATAAATGGCGAATAGTCTTTTTCTGTTAACTCATCAACAATTAACTGTTTCTTGTTTTGAAGAATTGCGTTTAGATAGTCGAATGGATTACTCATAACACCATCCTCAATAGACCGATAGTGTCTATTGTAGTGAGCAAGATGTAGTTAGCGAGCATGCCAAAAGATTTCCTAGTATAAGCGCACCAAGCATAGATTGCACAACCAGCAATCCACACAGGATAAAGAGCAAGTAACGGAGGATTGGGTACTGTGATTGCCATTGTAAGAGAGCAAAAAATGCTAATAGCCCAAGCAAGCAGCTCGAGAATGAAACGAAAACGATTTGAAGTCCAGTCATCTTTAATCCATTGAAAGGTTGGTCGAAATAAATCTATCATACAAACTCACATGTTGCCATGAGCTCGGTTAAACATGCGACCATATTGATTTCTTGGTCAGCAACAAATGCCTGTTTGTATTGATAATCTGCAAGAATCAAAACTGCTTGTGGAATAGATTGCGGTTTCATTACATCATATAACGCATCATACAGTTGACGGAACAAAACATTCGCATCAATATCTGTACCACCAACCCATTTACGAATTGCACCGAAGTCTTTGTCTTTGATGTGCTTAGTAATCTCACTCAGTTGAACATTACCAATCTGTGCAAGAACACCAGTATCAATCTTACCAAACTGTGAGTATCGTTGCAACTCATTTAGAATACGGCGATTGTCTGGAAAGTGTTTCTTAATTAATTCTGCAATAACTGAATCAACAAACTCAACTTTTTCACTTTGCAAAATCATCTGAACTCTCTTAAAGAAAGCAGATGCCATCTTGGCCTTCTCACCGTTCTTCAGATTGAAATCGATAACTGCACACCGTGAGTGCAATGGTTCAATGATACGAGTTTTGTAATTACAAGTAAAGATGAACGAACAGTTGCCTGCAAACTCTTCGATTGCATTACGAAGCGCAGGTTGTGTTGAATTGGGATTTAGATAATCTGCCTCATCAATAATGATGACCTTACGACCACCAGTTAGTGACATTGACGAAGCATAGTTTTTGATTTTGACACGGAATGTATCAATACCTGATTCGTCTGAACCATTGATTACTAGAAAATCGCAACCAATCTCATTACACATAGCCTTTGCAATTGTAGTTTTACCAACACCTGCACCGCCACTCAGTAAGAGATTGGGGATTTGTTTTTGATTAACATATTCCTGAAATGGTTGTTTCAACCTCTCAGGCAGTATGCACTCTTCTACCGTTTTAGGACGATACTTCTCTGTCCACAATAAATGTTCCATCACAATACCTCATAATATAAAATAAAAAAAATTAGACTTCGTTCAGTCTAGCAACAACTTCAAGGTATTTGTCTTCAAGTTGAAAAGTTTGACCAGCAGTTGTGAAAAGGCAAGTAACAGTTGAAACTTCATTTGTTTCTGATACTTGAATTCCTACCCAAACTGATACTACATGTGCCGGATTAATAGCGACACTATCACTAGCATTACCTTTAAAAAGGTTTGTAAAGATTTTAACAGCCATTATAGACCCCTAGACAATTCTGTAATACGAAATTGTAAAACAGAAGCGGCAGTATTATAATGTCCTGTGCCTTCTGATTGTGGTTTGTAATAGTCTTTCAAAAGAGTTTCTCTTTCTGCTTGTAATACTGCAATGTATTCTTGCATTGTTAACTTAGGAAAGACTGGTTGTTTTTGCTCAAGTTGAACAAGTGGTGTTTCTTCATCATCAGGAAATGCGTCAGAGTATTTCATAATTAAGCAGCCTTCTCAAACTTAGAACCTTGTTCAGTTGTAATCCAGTATTGAAGTGGATGTGTTTTGTGTTTGAAGTTTGAAATACCTTTTGAAGAAATAGAAACTTCATAACCACCAGCAAGAATCTTACTAAGGTTTTCGGTCTTGAATACCATGCGATACTTACTACCATCACCAGCAGAAATTTCAAGTGCATCGGTGTGTGCAGAATCATTCGCCAAGTCGATAGTTACGATTGAAATTTTCTTACCATCAGATTCAACAGCAACTTGCGGTGAAGATAGAACTGATGCAGCCCGCATAATCCAATCATAGTCTTCAGCAGAAAGAGTGAAGTTAATCTCTGTATCAGGCATTGTCAATTGTTTCTCAGGCGGAACAACAATCATTGTGGGTTCACAGAAGCGATATTTAATCTTACTGCGACCTTTGTTACCAACGATGACAACATGTTTCTCATCAAACTCAAATGTTGGATCATCTTTGTGTAGTGATACGACAGACAAGAAATTGTTCAAGTCATATACACCGAAGTCTGCTGGAATATCTTCTTTGATATCTACCTCAGCAAGAATATTTTTATGTGAAGAAACTGTTTTGAGTTTCTTACCTTTCTTAAACATGATGCCTTGATTTATGGCACCGAAGTTTTTTAACACCGATAGTGTGTCGTTTGATAATTTCATTTAATACCTCTCATAATTAAGAATTGTCATCAACAGAATACATTGTATCATGTTCATACAGAAACATGAGGCAACAAAGAGCATGAGCAAGGTGATTTTTGCCTGATTCTGGATCATTCTGTTCACCTTCTTTCCATGCCCACAAATGCCTTTGCATCGCATCAAAGTATCTCCGTTTAGAATCGGGAACATGTTTCCAATTATCCGGTTCATACTTCTCTGCGCCAAAGGTCAAAATTTCAACTGTGGCTTTTAATGCAAGTGGTGGCAGTAAACCATATTGTAGTTTACCACCATCAAACTTACGACCGCCAGTTGTAGCGGTCTGAGATGCTTTTACAACATCATCGGTCATAGTTTCCCTGTATACTGTGCAACAGCAGGCATGTTACCTGTAAATGCATAGGTACCGATGTGCTGAGTTTTCATCCACGGACACAAATAAATCTGCCCACCCATTTTACGCCACATTTGACAGAACATATAATCTTCTGACAAGTAACGATCCGAACCACCACCTGTGATTGATTCTTTAGAATCGATTACAGTATCAAAGTAAGCATGGATATATCTTGAACCATCAAAGTTCGCTTGACCAACATGGTCTGGTTTATATTTGATAGTCGGATATTCTTTTGCCATCTTATCAAAGACAGTTCGGTTTACCAACATGTAACCAGTACCAATTTCCATAACTTCTAATGGTTCAGTAACTTGGAATTGTTGTGTGCCTTTTACCACATTGAAAACATATTCACCAACAAGAGTTTCGAGTTCTTTTGGATTTAAATCTGGATGATTTCTTGCAGCTTGTGCAATGTTACTCCAGTTCATTGATTTCTTTGGATAAGGTCCACCAATAACATCTTTATCTAATGCTAATAGTGCGACAACATCTTGTGGGTTGAAATGAATATCAGAATCGATAAACAATAAGTGTGTGTAATCTGTACGAAGGAATTCATCAACAAGATAGTTTCGAGCTCTTGTGATTAATGATTCGTTGAAAAGGAAAGAAAATTTGGTTTCAATGCCATATTTTCCCATTGTTGCTTGTAAGTCTAGGCATGATTTCATGTATAAACCATGATTCATTCCACCATACATTGGTGTGGCAACAAAAAGTTTTTTCTTTTTTAGTTCTTCAATGTTAACTTGTATTTCCATAATATGCCCATTCTATAATAAAAAAAAGGAGAGATACTAATATATATCTCCCCTTTCGCATTTTTCCTAAGAAAAATTAGGCAAATGCACGCTCACCGGTGGAACGAATTGCAGCGATGCCTGCAGCAACCATGCGCTTAGTTGGTGTACCCAAGCGATAGAAAGCAACCTTGTCACCGTTCGCATTGATACGGCTGTTTAAGTAGATTGCATGACCTTCATTACGCAACTCATTGATAGTTGCAGAAGGATTGGCAACACCGAAAACTGACTGCATTTTGTTTGCAGTCAAAGTGTTATAGGAACCATCTTTAGAAAGATAGGCAAGGACTTTAGATTTTGTAGACATAATATCTCCATGATAAAAACGAATCGCAGTTGAAAGGCATTTGAGAGGCGATTCAGATAACTCTCAAATATGTTATAAGTATACACTAACTCACTAACGGAGTCAAGCGTTTGTTCGGTACAAGTGAAA